CAGTAGGAACAGTCAAATATTGATTCTGACCATACCCAAATCCAGTATTGGAGATTTCAAAGTCAGTTACATCAGACCCAAATCCAACAACAAAACTTACTTTTGCTTGAGTTCCTACTCCTGTAGATGCTGTTTCCAGGCCATCAGTTTGATAAACAAGAGGAACATTTTCATATGGAAGAGGATCGTCAATAATAACTTCGGGAAGATTAGAAGTTGTGTATCCGCTTCCAACATTTGTCACATGAACTGTAGATAGCAAATGACCAGCACTAATACTAGCAATACCTATGTGAGTTACTGTAGTAACCCCAACTGAACTGCTAGCAACACCAACTCTTACGATTCCCAGTTGTGGATTTGGAATATTGATTACAACTGTAGTATTTGCGGCAATTTCATATTGAGATGTGCTGCCAATACCAATATTAACTGAAGTTGTACCAACAGAAATTATATTAGTTGATTTGATGTAGGTTCCAACACCAATAGTACAAGTACTACCACTATTCAGAAACTCCAGATACTTGAAGACACTGTTTTCATCATTCAAGGTCATTATGGTTGAACCAATACCAACCGTTGTAGCAATACTTGTAATTACTTGATAGTTGGTAGCAGCTCTGTATCCAGAACCAGTGTTTCCGATTGATATTGCCGAAATTGTTCCGGCAACAGAAACTGTTGCTGTTCCTCCAGCAGAAACTAATGGTTGATATCCAAATCCAGCAGAAGATCCTACAGAAACTATGACTCCACCAACTGGAAGATTTGAAGAATTTACGTCATATGTGATGCTCTGCCCGTCATTACCAAATACTGCGGAAGTAATTCCTGCTTGTTCGGCAAGAGTATAATCTCTAGATGTTCCAGGAATTTGGAATATATCATTGATCAGCAGAATTGCGTTATCATCTTCGATTCCAGTGGTGTTAGAACTATCTGCGGTTAAAGTAAATGTATCTTCAGTACCGTTAAAGTTGGAAGAAATATCATCAAAGATATAGTTCTTGCCATAAGTTTCAGTAGTTCCTCCAGGAGTTCCAGATCTCAAGAATACTCTTCCTTGGAAAGTGGAACTTGTTGTTATTCCTGTCCAATCTCTAGAATCAGGTGGATTTGTAGTTGATGAGAGTGGATTGTTTCCATAAGGTGCTTCAACAAAATTAAGAGTATTGTTGACTATGTTGTAATTACCAACAACTTTAGTAAGAACCTCTCCAGTAGAATATCCTGCCCTGGTTGTTCCAAGCCATGCCCTTCTTACTCGAATGACATTAGTTGAACCAACTCCAACAGATTGAACTTTTACAATCTCTGATCCAATTTCAAGGAGATCTCCTCCAAATATTGAAGAAATTCCAGCAACATACAATTCATCTTGACTTGAGAATAGTTGTTGAGAAAGTGAGGTTGTAAGAGCTGTAGATACAATTGGAGATTGGATATAGTTGTCGATAGCAATCAAACATTTAGCATTTTGATTCGTTGCCGTAAATGTATGGGATGTTCCAATACCAACGGAAGTAATGTCAAAATACTCTGGAACAACTTGTAATGCCTTTTCTGCTGTATCAGTTAAGCGAATCTTGTTTGAATCGATTTTAATAGCAAAAACAGTTGTCGGCAGTTTGTCAGTTGTTCCTATTCCAGTAATATTTGTCGATGCTATTCCAATATTTTCTGTAGTGCCAACTCCTGGAGTGGAATAAGTTAATTGCTCTCCAGTTACAAAGAAGTGGTTTGGAATTGTGATCGCATTAGCAACTTCCAGACCAGCGGAAGAACCGACAATATCTCCATCCGTAGCATCAATATATCTTTCAAATACATCATACCCACCATACTGAAGTCTGAATGCTCTCTTAATATCAGAATTTGTTCCAGAGTAATCCGAATATTGAGTATCGAGATAAGCATTTGTATAATCCAATGTAACTTTATCGTCACCTGGATCAACGTACTTCATGTAATTGTAGAAGGTTCTGACTTCGGCATTGATTCCGGCATTTGGAGTAAACGTCAGTCTGACAACATCACCTGTTACAGATGCTCCAAAAGTTCCAAGACCACTAGATGGTGCGTTAGTACTTGTTAAATTTCCATACTCAGTTAAGAAAGTATTTGAGTAGTCTGGACCATCATCAATCAGCATCAATTCTGAAACTTGATGATGATTATTGTCTGGATCGGAAACGTGAACTAAGAAATATGCCCCATTGTACGTTCCATTACTATATTCAGCAATGGCATTTTCTGTGGGAGATCCACTAGAAGCAATTGAAGTTGGAAGTGCTCCAATCTCGGCATGATTAAAGGCAAATGATCCAACGCCAACACCTTCAGAAGATATTGCTACAACAATTGTGTTTACAGAGGAAGCGACAGAAACGTTTGGAATGAAGTCAACTTTAATATTTGATCCGTCAATATATGGATGATATGTTCCAAATCCAGATCCAACATACCCACTCTCTCCAATTGTTACTAATTGGCCATATTCCATAAGGTCAACATCAGTACCATCATGAATAAGTGTTAATTCATCATATTCATATTCCCCATCAGCCGTCTTAACTTCAACAAGAATCTTGGCAGAACCGAAAGTGCTTGCGATACTGACGATATTAGTTGTAGTACCAACAGCAACTGATTGACTTGTGGTTTCTACACTTACAGAACCACCAAAGTAACTAGATCCAGTGCTAGTTACAATATCTCCAATATTGTATGAGAGTGTGAATACGTTGTAGGAATTGTCTTCATATTTCGTTGGATAGAATTCAAGAACACCATCTGTACCATCGAGAGTATAATCAAAAGATCCTAAATCAAGTTGTGTTTCAACTCTAGCGTATTGATTAAGGTATCCATTACCGGCAGAGTCGTGAAGGACAGATACAAACATAACCTGTGCTTCTGAAGTATAGTCTGTGTCTTGAACATAAGTTAAAAACTTATGTGCTTTAGCATCTTCGATTGGCCAACGAGCAACACCAGTAAATCTAGTTGGTCTTGGATTGCTATTGAAAGTATCGGCAACATTATCAACATTGAGAACTCTGTTTCCTACAGATTCTTCATAATCAGTAAGAATTTTATTCTTAAAGATTATATTATCTGAGAATCCAGATTTATAATTTTCTTTAACGCGGTCAAAATTATAAACGCAGTTTAAATCAATGTCTCCTACAAAATCAATAATTCTATCAAAGTGAGATTGTGTGGTTCCAAGGCCAACAATTCCATCTGTTTCTGGTACTGATTCAATCAAAAGGTTTGAGAATCTCTTAAATCCTGAAGTATGGTTTAGTGAACCAACAACATCATCCCAATCCTCTATGTCAATTTTTGATCTGAGAGAATATGAGAACTTTTGATAATAGTCACTGTCTTGAATAACTTGTCTAGTATCGTTTAAGAATCCAGTAACATCTTGCCATCCAGATTCGACTCTAGACGTAGAATCTAGGTCATAACTTGATTTAAATGAAACTATAGAAGCAATTGTTCCTCTCGTTTTTGAAGATTGGCCTTCAATGACATGATTAGTGGTAAAATCGACATTTGTTCCAAGTTTCAAATAACCATTATTTGGATCCCATCTTTCAACAACACCAGTCATGGTTGAGTCGTCAAGACAAATAACGTCCTCACCTTCAACAAAATTGGTTGTTGTCAAACTGATATCAAATACTGGGAAGTGTTTTTTGGGAATAATTCTTCCAGCAGATCTGGAAGAACTAAATGTTCCTGGAGTTTCATCACTAGAAATGTAACCATCAAGACTAAATGTTACAATTCCAATTCCACCAATGTTTTCATCAACAGAAGAAACCACGAAAAGCTTATAATCATAGTTTTCAGTATTGTATCCCTTGCCAGTGTTCACGACAACGACTTGTCCACTTGCGTTTGTGGAAGCAATTCCAACGCTAACGTTCTCAATCATAATCTCATCACCAACAGCAAATGGGAATGATCCTGCCGTCGTAAATCCAGTAGCCAAAGTAACTGTAACGTCTTTGGTGCTTGAATTGTATGCTATCGTCGAAATTCCTACACCGTTTGAGTTTCTAACTGGGAGAAGAGTTGGTTTAACAGAATTCATTCCATAAGTGTTTCTCACAATTTGGAGTTGATTAGTTCCAAACTCAAATCTCAAATCAGCTTCAGTTTTTTGTTCTCCAGTTTCTCCATCAAAAAGGAGAACTTTTGGTGGGATTGATCCATATCCAAATCCAAATGACGTAATACCAACAGTATCGAGAACTGCCAGATTGTTAATTTTTAAGATTTCGGAAAGTTTTGCTGTAGGTCTTAATGTTTTATCGTATGGATAGTCAAAACCAATACTTCTAAGTTTTGTCTTCTCAATGGTTCCTATGGTATTACTTGAAATCTCAAAAGATGCGTTTGATCCAATTCCACTACTTACTTCTACAACAGATGGAAGTTTGTAGTAATTTGATCCCTTGCTGAAAGTTTTAAGTTCTACAATAGATCCAATTCCAGTTAAAGAATCTGTAGAATACTTAATAATGCCATCACTAGAAGTATATGATGTTTGTTCTGGAACTTCAGAGATGTTGTATTTGAATTCGGTTGTAGATGTTACTGTAACAGAGTTTTTGCCAGAGTACTTACTATCAAGAATTTGAAGTTGACTATATCCAATAACAGACTTATCTGTTATTGAACCAAGTTTTTCTGTTGGGAGCAGATCTGTGGAAACTGGAATCAGTTTGTAATATAAAACCTTTGGTAATCTGTTATTGAGTGTTAGTGTTACCTTTCCATTAACACCCACTGTTCCTGTTGTTGAAACTTCAAACGATTCGTTATCGATTGTTTTATTAAATTCTGTCTGGAAATCTTCATCAATGAATAATCCAAACTTGAAGGCAGGATAAGAAATAGAATTGGAGATATATGATAGTGATGAGTCTGACAGGTCAAACTCAACTGTTGAATTTTTGTATAATCTAATTGGTGGATTTATTGGGGAGAATGAAGAATCTGTGGCGCTAGTAATATCTACAATCGTTGGGACAAGACTAGTAGCATCACTATAAGATTCTGATAACTTGATAGTGTCTTTGTCAACGATTACTGCATAATAAATTTTTTCATTTGTTAATCCACCAGCAACAGAAGATGATGTATAAATCAGCGATTGGCCAAGATTATATCCATGATTTTGAATTGTAATTTGATTTGTGGATGTATTAATTCCACTAGATGGCACATCTTTTTTATTGAGGATGGTTCTTCTATTGTAACCATTATAAGAAACTGTATGTGAAGTAGTAATAGATGGACTTACTTCAACATAAACATTATCTTGTGGGCTAAGACCATGAGTTTGTGCTGTAGATACAGTAACGACATTTTTAGAAGCGGAAACTGTAACGACATTTTGGTAGTTTGTTTGGAAACTGTGATTATTTCCAGATCCAACATTAGTAAAGTATAGAAGTCCTAAAGCAGATATTGTACTTCCAATTCCAGCAAAAGAACCAGTACTGTTCAATCCAACCTTCACTGTTGAAAGTCCAATCTGATCGTCAGTTATTTTCGCAACATATACTTGAGATTGATCTGATAAAGTTACTGATGTAGATATTCCATTTGTAGAAACGCCAATAGCAGAACCACCATTAAGACTATATGTTAATAAATCACCAGTTTTCAAATCATGTTTTGGAATATACAAGGTTTGAGTCGGAACAAATACCTGAGTAATACCAGAACCTGGGTTTGAAAATACGATTGTAGTTCCAATTCCAACCCCAGATTGAGTTCCAATGGCTACAGTATCTGCTGGGTTAAAATAAATTTCTTTGTTGAGTCTAAAGTCAAATGAGGTCTTATATCCAACTACAGCAGTAAACTTTCTAGGATCTTCATAGAACACTGTTGTGGCAGTGTGAGCAGCACCACTAGTACCCTGAACCTCTCTGAGGACTCTAATTCTAGAAGATACTTTGTCTATATTTAAGATCTTTACTTTCTCATCCTCAATGAGATATACATCATTTACATTTACATTATCAAGACCTGTTCCATAAACTGAGAAATAAGTTACAATTCCAGTTGCTCCTGTAGTTCCTACACCAGCTCGAAGAACGAGAGTTGCTGTTGATATCCCAATATTATAATCCCCAGAAAGTTTTGATGCTGTTGTACTTACTCCAGAAATTGTTACTAGGTCAGTATTTTTATATCCATGTGGAGCATCAACATAGAAGGCATATTCTCCACTCTTTTGTGTTGGGAAAACTTCTACAGAATTTACAGTTGTTGTAGCACAACTAATAGAAGATACTGTTTTACCCCCCACTCTTGAAACCCTAACATCAACACCAAATCCT